GCTTGAATATTGAGCATAATTTGACTTATTGACAATATCGGCGTACATTTCCAGTAAGTTTTCAATTTCGTTTTGAATGCTTTGGTATTCCTTTTCATTGAATCCGCTTAAATTTCTGGACTGAGCGACAATAAACAAGTTATAACAATAATCGCCGCCCTTTTCTGTTAGTCCGTCATCGTCAAAATAAAAGCTAAAATCTGAATGTTCCGGCGGTACTTCACGAACAATATAATTGATTTTCTTTTCCATGTGTAAACCTCCTATTCCAATATCCATTCCAATATATCTTCCCTTGTTGTGAATAAGTATATAGCTTGTTCATAATCTCTTTTGCTTATGTTTCCGTTTTTATATTCGTTTGTCCATTTGTCAATACTCTTTTGTGTATCTTTTAGTTTTTTCTGTATTTCTTGCATTGTTTTCACAATTTCACCCTCCTATTTCCCAATTTCTAACGACACCTGACAATTTTTTCTACTATTCATGGAAATAAGCATAACTAAACCTCCTAAAATTATTTTATACGGTGGGGAAGGGGTGCACGGCTGCATTACGCCCGGCATTATAGCCGGGTCACTCTGCTAAAAATCAACCGTTTCCATGCGTTCCGGTCGGTATACTATTTCCATGTGGTAACCGTTGTTATATGTGTTTGGTACTCTTTGTTTGCGTCCGTCCCGAATGATTTTAGACATTGGAGCATTACATAACATATTGAAAATTAAGTTAGCCGCTTCGATAATGTCCGGTTGCCCGCAATTACTCATAAAGAAACAATCATATAGCCATTCTTTTTTATCCGCTTCTAATCCGGCATCTTTTGACCGTTTACCGTTCTTTATGGGCGTTTTATTGTAATAGAATTCAAAGAATGGGTTACTATCTACTTGATAGTAATAATGCGTTTCATCCAGAATGAAGCTAATATAACTGGTATGCGTTACGGTTATCGGTTCGTTTTCTTTCTCTGCGTTTCTATCGCTAATTATTGCCTTATGTGTCGGCTTCACTCTGCCGCCGTTATTGTTTACGATATTGGCAAGCTCTGTTATTATCCTTGCCGCATTATATTCCCATGTCCGTAAATATAACCGTTCTCCGTCTTTCGTTACTATTGCCATTTGTGTAACCTCCTTTTTAACAGGTTTTAACCTGCTGTTGCATGTTATGCTTAAACATCTCTAGGGTAGGAGAAGTGTTACTACCATAGAAAACCCCATATAACGTAACCTGATAGAGTTAATACTCTTATAAGGTGAGGTAGCTGACATATAGTAATCACCTCCGTTTAATATAGTCAGAGACAGTCAAACCATGTTGACGTGATCTATAATATAATTGGTTGTGAAGTTTTTTCGGTAAAGGTTTTCCCGCCTCCTTATACGTTTTAACTTCCTCCAGTAAGGCGTCTTCTGGAGTAAGTGTATTGTACTCAACCCTAAAACCCATTCTCTCCAATACTTCTCTTGGTTTACCTTCTTTACTGAGTTTTCTGTAAGTTGTTTGGTATTCGCTTCTTAGGAGCGACAAGTTAATTGTGTTTCCGAAATGATATTTTAAATAAAGTCTTACGTCAGATTTTTTTGAAAGGATCTCCACCCCCTCCGCAAGTAGGGAAGGGGAGAGGGTATCAAAATTACTTACAAGGAGTCTATATAAATACGGGCTGTCCTTTTTAAGTACTTCCATACTTATAACACCATTATTTTGATGTTGTAAAAGAAGTTCCAATGTTTTTACCATTGTAATCACCTTCTAGCTTTGAAAATTCAGCACATAGCCATTTTATGACTACTATTATATCTTCGTCATCCAACGTGTTAGGATCATACCCAAGTTCAAGAATCATTTCTCTAAATTCTAGAAAATCTTGCTGGCTTGCGAAAGTTCCGTCTTTAAGTACATTTAGTAGTATAAACAATGATGTTAGTAATTTAACTATTCTTTTATTAGTTGGTTCGCTCATTCTTCCTCCTTTCTGATGCATCCTTAATAATCTTATCCATAAGTTCGTCACTAACTTTAAAATAGGACGCTTCGATTAGTTTGTTTATTTTTACTTTATCTCTAAAGATATATCTGAGGGCGAGGGTTACTGAGTGTATATTCATTTTCTGTTCTTTTTCAAGTACTAATAAAAGTATCAACACTTCTAAGTCAGTAACCTGACCCTCTATGTATTTCTCTCTCAACCCCTTTATAACAGCTTTAAGCTGTTTTTTTTTATTGTACACTACATCTCCCCCTTATAATTAGGTAGGTGTTTCTTCTATTACTTCTAGACACTCAGATCTCCATTCTATCCAATGTTCTTGTATGTAATCTTGCGCATCGCCACCTTCCCACCCTTCTATGTCTGTAAAGTCAAATTCCTTTTCAGAGTATAGTGTAAGGGCTTTTCCACTATACTCAGCTTGTAAGCTTTCATTCTGTCGTAGTCTATACACCTCTAACGTACCGTCTTCAAACAGTACCAAATTCTGCGTATATCCAGTATTGTGTTCGCAAACAATACTAGAAAATACATCAAACAATTTCTTGTTCAATATTTCCTCATTGATTTTATTAAATAAGCCTTTCCAATTCATTTAATTTTACCTCCTGTTATATTAGGATTTTTATTCAACTTTCATTATCTTTATAATATACTGTTTTTCATTTCATTATTTTACACTTCCTTTCTTTTAGTTTTATTTTATGTTTCTATTATACCGCAAAACGATTCTGTTATGTAATGGAATTATGCTTTTATCTGTTCTCTTGCTTTCTTTCGTGTGACTATAAAAACCTTCCTTTCTATCTAATAAATGTTTCATTAAATTGTGGCTGTGTAATAGAAAATCACCTCCCCTCATTAGTTTATCATAGGAAATATTATACAGCAATTTGTTTATTGTCTTGCTTTATAATGCTCCATAATTTAGTAATTGTTGAATGTATACTATTTATTGAATCTTGTGCTTGTTTGTTGCTTGTAAAAGCTTTTTTAATTGCACTATTTTTAAATTTTGCTATGTCATGTACTAACCGTACTAATTTATAATCCGTTACATCTGAAATCATTTTATATTCTTCATATGTGTTTGCGTTTGTTAATTTTGAAATAATTTCAGTTTTTAAAGTACTAAATATCTTTTCAATTTTTATTATTTCTGCTGTATAATCTGTTGACTGCACTTCTGCTTTACGTTTATTGGCTTTATAAACTTCTAACCTCTTTTTTAGATTATATTGTGCTATTTCCGATTCGGTCATTTCATCAAAATATCTCATTCTGTTATTGATATACATACCAGTTCTGTCATTACTTTTTTCTTTAATAGTTCTATGGTATTGTTTGTCCTGTTGAATAATATATACTGCTGTCTCACCACTTTTACGCTTATTTTCAAAATCATCTTGAATATAAAAATAATCTATATTATATTTATAGCCACCTTTTATATCTTTTGCTTGAAATTTTCCATGATTTAATTTTACTATATATAGTTTGTTATCATCTGACATTAATAATAATGCGTTGTTACTTCCTATAACTTTTTCAATGCTCTTTGCTGTAAACTTCCCTAATATTCCAGTTACTTTATAAGGTTTTTGAAAATCGTAACCATGTATTTCCGCAAGATATTTTAATGCTTTTCTGTTAGCTTGTAATAATTCTTTTTTTGCATCGGGAAATATTACGCTTATATTTTCGGCTTGTTCCTTGTTTCCACTGTGTAATATTCCTTCTCTCATTGCTCTTGATACAAGAGGGATTTTTCCATTGTTACCTATTAAATCAATTGCTATTTTGTTTTTAAAATCGAGTACCATAGGCATCTTAAGGAATCTACTTTGCGCTCCTTGTGTCACATAATATCTGGACGAATCTGTAAACCTTGCGCCATTTACACCATCAAGCACAAAATCACCAAAATATATATTGTTTCTCTCCGTATGATATTTTAAATATATTCCTCCTATATTCACCACATTTTCATAATATTTATTATTTGCTTTTGTTATTCCTGCAAACCCATAATATCCTAATACCATACTTTGTAAACCCATTGTTATATGGTTTAAATCGTTATTAAAAGTAGCATCACACTGGCTGACAGTATGATTATATCTATTTTTAATACTCATATGAGAACCATTTCGGGCAATTTGAATATTGATAATACTTGTGCCATATTCATCATCACGTTGCGGATTATTGGGGCGTTTTATTTTATCAATGTTATCCTTAATAGCTACAATCATATGATATTCTTGCATACGTTTTTCAAGATTGTTATAAGTACATATTACCTCGCCATTACGATAATATTTTTTACATTCTTCAATTGCTTGTTTATCATCAAATATTACTGTTGTATATCCACCTTTTGCAAAGGCTGTTATAATTTCTTCTTGAGTGGTTTTTCGTACCGTTCCGATTGTTCCGCTGTTGCTAATATCTGTAACAAGTGATTTTATTTCATATTCTGATAACTCTGAAAATACCGCTCTTGCGTTTGCAGGTGTTACTAATGCTTGACGCAAAGCGTCTGCATTATATGGCATATTTTCAATACATTTATAAGCGTATTCTCCGATGAATTTTTTTATTTTACCCACTCTGTTATACCTCCTTAAAACAATCATATTGAAATTTATTTAATGCAGTATTGCACGAATAGCCAAGATGATAATACTTTTTGTGTATTAAACAATTCTTGCAATTGCTTTGACAAAATTTTTCTCTTGTCTGAAATAAATCTTCTGTTATGTTGTTTAAAGAATATACCTTACAATCTATTTCTAAAAAATCTTTATAATTTCTCACTCTGTTATACCTCCACTTTATAATATTTTGGTATGAAATAGGTCAGCATTAATTAACTTTCCATTTCTAGTCTTGTGTAAAAACATTTAGACAATTCATCTCCCACCTCTTTAGGTGGGAGTATTCTTGTCAGGAAAAGATAAACCTCTCTACATTACATCTTACACCCTAATTCCTGTTATTTTGAAAAACTTTTCATCATCAAAATTAGGTATACTTTTTATAACATCCTTTTCTTCTTCATTTAAATCATTCCACCATGTTAAAAAAGCATGATGTATATCGCAAACTTTTAGATAACCATCAGTTGTTTTATATTCAGGATGTGCAGTCTTTTCTTCATCAGTCATATTATCAGTCGGAATCCATATTGTTGGTTTAAAAGGTATTCTGCGAAGAATACTATAAGCTTCACTGTTTCGCCATTGTCTAAATGTTATATCAGATTCTTTATCGAAGAACCTTATTTTATGTTCTTCGATACAAAAACATCCAGTTTCATGGTCAGAAATATTAAAATCCCCTGTGCAAAAGTTGCCTTGATTATAACTACCACTGTTGCGACTACCACTATTCCAACTACCACTGTTGCGATAGCCACTATTACAATCACCACTGTTATAAGTACCACTGTTGCAAAGTCCCGAATTTCCCTTTCCAGTATTAACAATGGTCAAAAGTTCTTCCCAAGATATTTCCCTAACAATTTTAATTTTATTGGTGCAGCACTTATCACCTTCTTCTGAAACTTCACCAAGTGCAACAACTTCTGCAACCTTATTATTAAGATCAAATATGTAATAATTAAAACAGTCTTTTGCCTGTTTACAGAAGTGAAAACCTCTATTGCAGACTTCTGGAATTATATTTTCTTCATAAGTTTTACCAACTTCATATTGAAAACCTCTACATGTCCAATCAGGATTAAAAACCTTAAAACCTTTAACTCCACTCATTATTAACTACCTCCTGTTAAATAAAATCACTCCTTTTTATTTTAACACAAATTAAGTAACTTGTAAATAGCAATCGGGTAAGTATACGGTACTTTTAGATGTATCTAAATTACCTGATTTAATTGCTATATTACAAGTATCTACAGCCCTAACTAGGCGCTTAATTTGAACATCAGTACATAGAATTGTTGAATTATTGCGCGGTCTTCCCTCTCCCCACAAATACAACGTACTACAGTATAGGTCGGGTAAAATTTGAGAACTTATGCTAAACCCGTCAACTATAACTGTAAATTGAGGATTAGAGGTATCCCTTCTAAGTACCCTAGCTGTTTCTAGTAATAGTTTTGGAGTATTAAGCACCTTACCGAAAGTTGTGTTATCGTATTGGAAAAGTTCCAATCTTATAATATCATTATCTACAGTATTCTCATCAAAAGTATTAAATTTTATTCTTTTTATTTTGTTTGTTTTTGTTGGAGCAGTGTATTCAACAAGAGATGCTCCGTTTGTTAAATTAAATGAATCTACTTCTTGTCTTAGTTTTATAATTATATCATCTACATTGTTTAAGATTACTGGGTTATTTAGTTTAAAGTAAAAACCGTTATAGGTTATTCCTGCTTCTGTTTTTCTCAAATACCCTTTATCTAAAAACTTTGCGTATTTAGGGATGTTAAGTAAGTTAATTATAAACATCTCTTTATACTTGAAGATTTCAAACCTTAGCAGGTTTTCATCTTGGCTATCTGGTGCAAACGTATTAAATAATACTTGAAACATTTATATACCTCCTATAATTTAATCTCTTTGTTATCGCCCCCAATCTTCTTTATACCAAGAAATTGGAGTATAGAGTACTTATATAAAGTTCTAAGTACTCTACTAAATCTTCTCTCCTAGATCTATGGGTAATATGCCATATAATATCCTGCATAGTTATTTTTTAACAACTCTATACTTCTAGGTTCACTAGAGTATAGAATATGTGCATCGTTTAGGTAGGTGTTCCTGTCAACCGTTTTTAGCCACATCCTCAACATCCTCCTTGTCCTCAACTTCACCCCATTCTAGTACATACTTATAGAAATCGTCTACCAAATCCCTTATGGTATAATTAAATATAGCGTCTTCAACTTCTATGTCTGAATATCCCCAATCTAATAATAAGTTAATGTCTTCTTTAGTTACCCCTTGCCTTCCAGCTTCGGAGTATAACATTGAGGTATATAATGCCATACCGTCTGTACTATCTTCATCAATATGTTTTGTGTAGTAATCACTATAATAGTAATAATCTTGAGCATAACTGTAGTTACTGCTGTAACTATAGGATTTAAATTTATCTTTAGTAATGTTTCCGGTGGGGGATATACACCAAATCTCCCCTCGTTCTGGTGTCAGTATTTTAGGAGCTTCTTGACCCTTAAAACTGTCTAATATACGATCTTTAAATACTGAATCTAGTAAAGCCTTTAGCAGTATCTCATCAGTGGACGCGTATATTAATACTCCGTCCAACTCCATTATAGAGAACGGATTGTCCTGCCTAACAACCCATAGGTTATTTTTGTGGTCTAATACTGTAATGGTAAATACTCCATAAATATTTTCAGCCATGTATTTTAGAGACTTGAAACTAATTTCATCTTGAGTTTCAAGTAATTGGACTGCTAAATACGAGTCTGTTTCTATCACAGTATCCGGAAGTCCAAGCCTAATTCTTGTATTTTCTACTCCCCAAAGGTAGCCATTATGGGCAAGTGCAAACCTCTTGCCGTTTTTACATTTACCCATAAATGGGTGGTTATTTTTATTGTATTTTGCTGCACCTGATGTAGTCATTCTTGTATGTCCCATAAGCACCTTCATACCTTTATACTTTGGCATTATGAATTCATACGCAGCTAAGGCTGCTTTTTGAACCTTTAGTTCTTTTCCTTGTAAGAACGCTACACCAGTAGCATCCTCACCTCTAACAGCAGATACAACAGCAAGATCATCTGCTAAATCTCCTACTTTAGAATTATTAGTGTTAATATACCCGAATAAACCACACATAGTAATTACCTCCTATATAAATTCACAAACTTCAACTTCTACAAATAGAGTATCCGAAAGTTGGCACTTCAATATATCTTCATCTATATGATCCAACTTTCTGATTTTTAAGTACTCATCTAGTTCCGGATATCTTTTAATACTTGCTACGAAATCATTCCAGCTAGTATTTCTTACATCTTCTAGCGATTTACCAATAACAAACTTGCACATCTCATGTACAAGTTGAAGTGTTGCTTTGAATGTTACTGGGTTTAGAGTTCCCCTAAACATTCGGAACTCTATAGTGTAAAAGTTAGATAAGTTTATAGCGTGATACCTTCCTGAGTTTTTAGCTTTAGTTAATAATTCTTCCCCAGTCTCAACCCCAAGTAGTCCGTACCTATCAGCCCACCTCGATAATCTGGAGTCATCTCGTCTAGAAAATATTTTTAAAAACTCCCACTGGAGCTCAGTAAACATTAGTAGGTTCATTATGTCTAAATCACTAAAAGCTTCCCTACTAACGTGTACATGCAGCCCACATGTACCAGCATTATGGGATGTGTAATCGGAACTCTTAGCTATTTCAAGTACTTTGTCCCAAGGCGCCTCTTTGATATGGTATTCTAAAGACATTGGGTGGCTTACTATTTCAAACCCACTGTCTAAGGAACCATCTTCCTTAAAATAAAGAAGTCCGGAAGCAGTGTCCTCCATAGCCTGTGCTGTTTTTTCTGGGTAGTCCCCTTGATCAATTTCAAGCTCTACACCAAGGAAGAGTGGGCCTTCTCCGAAGAATTTGGGGTCAGGTTTATATGAGTATTCTTGTATTATCCTATTATCACGACAATTAGTGCAGTAGCCGTCATCGCTAAGGTGCTCATCCGGAAACGTTTCGTGACACCCGACGCATTCTGCCATATGATGGGTAAAACAGCTATGACAGTAAGTACATACACCAACTTCGTGTGAAAATTCTGCTAGAGAGAGACAATCACAGTAATCGCATAAAATTACACAATCTTCACAGTAAAGATTGCCATCCATATTAATTGAGTCACTGAAGCTGATTACACAACCGCAATTTGAACATTCAACTTCAACACTGTCATAGCAAACTAAGCAATATGTTTTCCCGTCTAAAGTAGTTCCTTCGAAATAGTCAATCTTATCTCCGCAAATAGAGCATTTCATAGCATTCCCTCCATTTTTATTTTGTGGTTGTAATACATTTCTGAATCACGCAGATTATAGAAAATGATTTTTTATAATTTCAAACCCGCCTCCTCTAATTCTACACCTTATATGTGCTATGTTATTTTTGTTCTCCTAAAGACTCAATAGTTAAGCTATCTAACCTAACCCATGAAGTCTTTTGTGTAGTAATATCCATAACGATTGCGTAATCGCCATGTACATTGATTATAATTATATTTTTCATAAAACCACCTCTGTAAAAATTTTAAAGAGTGGTGGGCGGAGGTTAAACCCACCACTAGTAATGTGATTAGGTGGATATTTCTATCTTTCCACCGTGTATATGCTCCCAAATCAAATAAGGAAGTATTTCAATATGCTGAGTCTATAAAACTGGAGCACTCATCACAAATAATCTCATTTTCATAGTTGATATCGTAGTGCACGATGTCTTCATAGATGTCATTAATAAGTTTTTGTGCGCAATCAGCACATAAAATCCTACTATATGACGTTATATAATATACAGGGTATCCCCCAATAGAAGTAAAGCTTGGAAGTGACTTGATTTCACCTGATTTTAGCGTTTTTATTAAAGATTCAACTTTTAACATTTAATAACCCCCTTACTGAATTTGTGTATATTACAATTACACAAACCCAAAAAATTTAACCTCCGCAAACCCTTGAAATTACTAGGTTTTGGAGGGCGGTACCTAAAGCACAACAAAGTGCTAACTTTCTACCCTTAAGTGGGCGGGTTAAGATGATTATAACATCCTAACCCATCAAAATATACAGGTAAGTTAAGGTATTAGTAACAGCTTGGATGTAATTATAAAAATTACGAGTCCAATAATAGCTGTTACAGTCCCTAACCTTCTAACATGCTTCGATTCTTCGAACATGAGGTTGAAGGATAGGCAGGCAGCAATTGTAGAGAATATAAGGCAAACGTAAAGCACAGTAACACCTCCCTATTTATTTCCCTCGGTGGAGGGAAATTTCTAAAAGACTTAAATAAACAACTACAAATATGATTGGCACAAGAATCCAAACATAATCTGTATTAGCTAAAAACCGTATCAAAGCAACAACCCCCACTGATATAACAGTAGAGGCAATACTGTAATACTTTAAGGCTATACAATAATCTACAATAAATATAAAAGCAGCAGCAAAAAACAAAATATAGAGCATAAAATTCATCCTTTCAAACCCCTACAACACTAAGGAAGTGGGAGGAGATAGATTTATGGTATTTTGAATTACCAACTATATATAGCTTAATGAGAGAAAGTTCTCTCTCAAGGTTTTTCTTTGTTATATAACCATTAGCATAAAGCCTTTTGAACATTGGGTGGTTGTCCGGTAAGCTGTTGATATTTAAGCTGTCAATATCAACATCGATGTCATCGTTACGGAGGGCGGAAGTAAGGTACTCCTTAATATCTTCGAGGGCGGAAACCCTCTCTAGATATGTAAGGTATCTACCACAAAAAGAATGATAACCTGATATAACATCATATAGAGATATGAATGAGTAATCATTATACATAATAGAACCTCCTTAAAATTCAATCAGTAATTTGATGATTAGGCAAATAAACAATAAACGTATAAATAAAAGTAACTATGTACTATCAATGTTGGTGGGGGAGGGCAGATGTTCTATTAAGGTATCAATAATAATATAAATAATAATGTATGTATTAGCATATAGAGTTTTTAACATATAGACACCTCTCCTAGTATTTTTCATTTTCACTAGACACATATCCTAGTATTTTTCACTTAATCTCCTAGTATTTTTCATTTTCACTAGACACATCTCCTAATGTTTTTCACTTCTTCTCCTAGTATTTTTCACTTTCACTAGGCATCAATTACGTCTCCTTTCATGCGTTTATAATGTTTTAGTTTTTTCGAATAATAAAATTTCCAATTCATATTACCACAGTAAATAAACATTTGTTTATATTTGTATATAGGTGTTATATAGGTTGAATACCCTTCAAACCCGCATAGCACCGTTTTATTTCCTTTTATTTACTGGGAATTTGAGTTGGAAATTTAAAAATCAAAATAATTATATTATATGTTTGTGTCATGATGGATAACTAGCAATAACTAAATTATCATAGTCATAATAATAATGATTTTTAGCTGTCGGACTTTCTCTCATACCCTTTAATTCTTTAGGATATGTCCATGTATTAAAGTTTTTCTTCTTAAACTGCATTATATAATTAATTAATGCCTGTTTTGTACTGCAAGCATATTCTGCTTTCTTTTCAAGTTTTCCGTTTTCATCTAACTCATAAATTACTGATAACATTTTTACACCCTCCTTTTTATATTTTGATTTTGCTCCTTTCTTTTATTTTGTTATTTCTTTTATAAATTCATTAGCTAAATATATTTTAGCTGTCATTCCTGTTATCATTCTTTTTAATGATAATGTTTCAACTTCCTCCAAAGTGTATCCGCATTCTTTTTCATAATATCTTGTCATTAGTGGATATTTGTCAAATTCAACTTTAAAAACCATTGTTTTTACTCCTTCCGCCCGATAAAATTTACTTTTTATTGTGTTAATACTTTATTGAGTATACAATACATTCTGTTATTCCAAAATGAGTCTGGCTCTGATGCTTCTTTTATGTGCTTATAAAGTCCGTTTATTCCGTCAATAGCTTTTATCTTTGTTTTTAAAAACTTATAGGTAAATTCGTGATCTCTTTCAACTTTAAATTTTTTCTTTTCATTGATAATTAAAGTTGAATTCTCAAAATCAAAATCAAGAGTAATGCTTTTAAACTTTACATCATCCAGTTTATATAAAATGCTGTTTATTTCGTTTGGTTTAATTGAGTATATTATTCTTTCTTTCATTTTTACACCCTCCTTTTTATATTTTGATTTTAAGAGGGATTTTGTTATCCCTCTTTAATAATATTCTGTTGCTTTTTTATTGGTGTTAACTTCATAATCATTGTTATTTTTGAGATAATCTTGTATATCCTTGTTGTTCTGGTATTGCCTCCACGATGGGCTACAGCCTTCATATCTTACTAATGCAATCGGAAAATTTCCTGTTGTATCAATAGCATAAATTTTTTCAATTTTCATTTTTCTAATTCTCCTTTATACTTATACATACCGTCAAGACCTACCCACTCCCCTTGTTGAAGTAGGACTTCCAGTAAAACAAGGATTGAAACTATGAGTATTCTTGTATTATCCTATTATCATGACAACCGTTGAAGTAGGACTTCCAGTAAAACAAGGATTGAAACTGTAATGTGGTTGAAATGCGCTTCTGAATCGTGCAGAGTTGAAGTAGGACTTCCAGTAAAACAAGGATTGAAACTTTGCAATTTGCAATATTATTACTATTCAAATCAAAGTTGAAGTAGGACTTCCAGTAAAACAAGGATTGAAACTCACATTATTATATTGAATATTCCTGTTGAATCTTCCCAACATTTATTGTTTAATTCTTCTAATGTCATAGGATTGTCTTTTAAGTAGTTTTCTAAACGTCTAGCAATATCATCTAAGTCCATATCTAAACCATCAATTAATTGTCTTGCAACTTCCTTTACTGTTAGCTGTTCCGCTTCTATTATCTTCCACGTCATAATGTTTTACCTCCTTGTTATTTCGATAAAAAGACTATTTTATATGGTTTTGGGGAATAAACCTAAAATTATTATTTTCAAACCATATATTATACTTTGTGTTTGTGTTAAGCTTTAATGAGATTCAAAATTCGCGATATTTCCGCAATAAGAACCAGAAGCACAATAAAATCGCGATAAGGAAGCGTCTAAAATAAAAAAAATAAAAAAAATAAAAAAGCCCCATAATAGGTCAATATATCTTTCCTTCCCTTATAGGGCAAGAGCAAACCACCCGTTTGACGGGTGGTTATGATTACCATCTATATCTTCCCCAGCGCGCGGCAACCTATTATTTTCCCTTCTTCGTCTCTAACAACATCATCAGGGAAGAAAACATCTTCCCTGTCAGATGCCGCTTGAGCAACCAAGTTTGACACTATATAGATAGTGTCTTCCTGCGGCTCTGGAAGTCCTTCAACCTCTCCAAATTTTGTCGACGTGATCGGGACTGTAATGTCCCAACCGTCGACGTCTTCTAATATAAAACTATCAACTTGTTGTCTGTCTGTCTTACATCTGGCTACTGTGCCAGATGGAGGCAGAGAGTAAGTTCTCTCTTCTGTAATATATAATGGTGTTCCGAATTCATCTCGTCCTATTTCTAAGCTATATGGTCTTATAAAATTAATTGTGTGCGGTGTAAGATTGACAACTCTAAAATACTTTACCATCATCATTCGCACCTCCCGTCTATGAACCTTTTTTGGCAGTAGACCTTACAGTCAGGACAAAGGTCTACTGTATTGTCTGTTTCTTTATCAGTATCAAGTTCGTTGATGGAAGAAAGGAAGTAACCTCCTTCTATATTGTCACCTTCGCCTTTTTCGGCATAACATACTTGATGATTTCTTGTTGGGTTAAAGATTGTTCTTATAAGTGGTGTTGGGAAAATTTCATATCCTGCTTTTTTAACTTCTGCCAAAATAAATATTGGCATTTCATCAGCAAAAGCTTCGTTTGAAAATTTCATAATATCCTCTTTATGGCGGTTTTACTGGCTCACCGCCAACCATAATTTTTAAATCGTTAATTAGGCCTATAGTAGTGGAGTATATTCCAAAGCTACTATAGACCTATGAATATTACGGCTACCAGATTTATATTACACCGCTTATAGCCAATAAGATAGCGGTGGGAAAAAAATAAACTCATTTATTACATTAACAACATATCATAAGTATGTTGTTAATGTAATAAACGAGTTTCAAACCCGCGATATTTTCGCAATAAGAACAAGAAAAACAATAAAATCGCGATAAGGAGACATCTAAAATAAAAAAAAATAAAAAAAATAAAAAAAAATAAAAAAAAAAAGAACAAAAAAAAAGCCCCATAAAGGGACTTATCTTATGTATATAAAGTCAAATATATCATCCCTAGATGTAGCTAGTAGCCATTTGAGTCTTTCGGATGTGCACATCTCAGATGTGCCATCCTTCCAAACTAGAAAAACACGATTCTCATTCATGTTATCGACCTCCAAAAATATTTGAGATAAAACGTCCGCTTATAACTAATATTATAAGCGGACGCTAGCAGCTATTTAAATACGCCTAGCTTCGAGAGTAATTCTATCTGGTCTTCAGTGAAGGCGGATAGAATCGCCTCCTTTTTCTGCCTTTCTTCTTCTTCTCTTGCGGTTTTTTCTCTAATCTTTATAACTTCTCTAGCATGCCCTTTGTCTAGCCAAAGAGGAAGAGTACCAGATAATGTTGTTATTGTACCATCTTCTAGCGTAACTTCAAACGTTACGACAGCCTCATACGAAGGCAGTAACTTTTTGTTAGCTGAATACTCAACTTCAAAGTCCGTAAATTTTTCCGGTAGTTGGATAGTTATTATTCCTGCTACTTCTCTGCTAGTTTTAGCAACTTGTTCAAACTTGATGTTTCCTTTATTTTCTTTTTGTCTCATATTATTAAACCTCCAAAAAATAAATTCCTGTCCTACTCTCCGACAGGTTCGCGAATACCTTCTAGCGTGCTATGCTGTATATAGTTGCTGTATCTTCTACTATGTGCACACGCCATTCACTTTGAGCGGGTTTTTTCGACTCTCATATATACGCGCTTGCTTGCGTGTTATATAAGAATCGTGTGCGTTCGTAACGTGAACGGGGCGTGCGCACAAAGAAGAGGATGCGCAAAACTATATTCAATTCTTAGAAGTGTACTCATTCATAGAGCAAAGAGAGAAAAGAAAAATCAGATTGTGTTTGTGTCTTTCCCCGTTGTCTGATTCCACTTTACGACAAAACGAGCCCAGCGTCAACAGGATTTTAGCATCTTTTTGACATTTCGTGATTTTTACCCCCCCAGTGCCTTGTCAAACAAAGCCCGGGAGTGGCTCTTGGGGTGCCCTCGTGAATCCTACGGGGCAAATTTCACAAAAGTCATTCCAACAATTACCAATACAAAATAAACATTTAAAATGTGCTATTTAAAGTGTTCCTTTTAAAATGCCTGTTTTAAAATGTGCTTGTGCGCGTCTTCTAAATGTACCATGTGTGAACTACCACCGCTTATAGAAGCGGATGGCTTCTTGGTCAAAGCAACTACCGTTGCCAGATACCCCAAGCTCAAAAGGCTATTCCATCCTCAAATAATTACCAGCTATATAGCCAGCTTTAGTAGATTTTTACTTGCATTTATGTCTCTGTCGTGATGTGCTCCGCACGATGGACAAATCCATTCTCTCAGACCTAGATTCTTAACCTCTTTGTTTCTATATCCACATTCAGAACATAATTGAGATGAAGGAAAACACTTGTCTGCGACAATTATTTCTCTTCCATTCCATTCAGCTTTATACTCTAACATTGTTCTGAATTCAGCCCAAGAAACCTCTGAGATGGCTTTCGCCAGATTATGATTCTTCTGCATGTTCTTAACTTTAAGATCCTCTATAACTATAACTTGGTTTTCGTTTATTAGTTTAGAAGATAACTTGTGTAAGAAATCTTTTCTTTGATTAGCTATTTTCTCATGCTGTTTAGCTAACGCTAATCTTGCTTTGTTTCTATTGTTTGAGCCTTTAACTTTTCTTGAAAGGCTACGTTGTAGAAATTTAAGTCTCTTTTCTGATTTTCTAAGGAACTTAGGATTTTCATATTTATCTCCTTCGGAGGTAATAGCAAATTCTTTAAGTCCTAAGTCTACTCCTATTTTAGCTTCTAGCTTTGGAGGTTTAATGTTTTCTACTTCTACTAAAATAGATACAAAATACTTATTTGTTCTAGTTTTAGAAATTGTAACCGATTTAATTAATCCTGTAAATTTTCTATGCTGTTTGATTTTAATTAATGACTTTAATTTAGGGACTTTAAGTTTTCCATCAATAATGTCAACAGAACCATTTTGATTATTTGTTTTATAGCTCTGATTATTTCTCTTTGATTTGAACTTAGGAAAACCAACGGATTTATCTCTAAAGAAATTCTTATATGCTGTTTCTAGATTTAATTGAGCATTAGCTAACGCTAGACTGTCTACTTCTTTAAGAAACTCAAATTTGTCTTTATATTGTGCAGGTGTATTTTTTAACATTTTACCTGTTTCTTTATAGTGCTCAATTTTATCATTTAACATTTTATTGTAAATGAATCTAGAACAACCGAAGTTCTTTGAGATAAACTCTATTTGCTCATTGTTTGGATAAATACGATATTTGAAAGCTTTTAACATCTAATTTCACCTCCTCTTTTCATTTTATTATGTACATTAACATATACGTCAAAAAGTATTGAAAACTCTAGATTACTTTCCTTGATTTTCAATGTATTTTTTAATAATTTCAGTAGGTGCTCCACCTGTAGTTAATAAACAATAACTTCTTGACCAAAAATATTCTTTCCATAAATACTTTCTTATCTGAGGAAATTCTTTTTTAATTAGTCTTGAAGAAGCACTCTTATAACTGTTTATAAATTTACTTATCTCTGTGTTGGGATGTGCTTTGAAAAGCACATGAACATGATCTTTATCATGGTTCCATTCCTGTAATGTAATGTTATAGTTAGGTTGGATATACTCAAATATTTCTTTTAGCCTGTTACTGATAATATTATCTATTACTTTTCGTCTGCACTTTACTACTAGAACCATGTGATAGTGTAATAAGAACACTGAATGATTGTTTGAATCTAAATCCATTAATACCACCTACTTTGATAATTTACCACTGATTATAGTATAACACAAATAATACTATTATGTCAATAGCTGATTCATCTACCACCTAAAGAGGTGGGAGAATTCTCAGCAAGAAAGTTAAATAGGCATTATCTAAACGTAATTCGTTTTGCCGATTTTTTAATTTAAAATTTACAAACTAAAAATTTTGGGCGGGAAAATTTTCAAGGGGTTGTTGCGATATCTGCCTAATCTAATACTGAAAGGGTGATTTTATGAAAATGTTAATTGATACTAATGTACTTCTTGATTATCCATCGGTTCTCAAGAAATACGAAGCAGTTCTTCCAATCACCGTAATCGAAGAACTGGACAGCAGAAAGTCTAAAGATTTCAGAGCAAGAAGAGCTCTGAGGGCCATTTCTAATTCTAAAGTTGAGTTTATCTCTAAAGAAGTCTTCTCAATGCCTGACGGTTGGGACCCATCTAAAAATGATAACAAAATCATAATGTGCGCAAAAGAGAATAATCTTGGTCTAATTACTAATGACACGGCTGTTCTGATTAAGTGTCTTGATATAGGTATTCCTGCTTTAGAATATCATGAAACAAATTATACTGGTGTAGTAGTTTTAGAAGGGAGTACTTTAGATATAAATCGAAAATTTTTAGACTTTGAATTAATAGAAAACCAATATATAATTGTTAGAAACACAGACACTAACGAAGAAACAGAAATGGTTTTTAGAAATGGAAACTTACAAAACATAATATTACCACCTTCACACGTAATAAAAGGACTAAATGCTTATCAGAGATGTGCTTTAGACCTTTTAATGAGCGATACTCCTATTAAAATTATTTTAGGAGAAACAGGCTCCGGTAAAACCAAGCTAGCTGCTGAGGTAGGGTATTATAGAGTAGCAGAAGAAAGAGAATTCGAAAAAATGGTTATTGTTAGAAACCCAAAAGGTTCTGGAGAAGAGATTGGGCACTTACCGGGAAGTTTCGAAGAAAAAACAGACAGTTTCTTTCTACCTATTATAAATAACCTTGGTCGCGAAACTACAGATGATATGATTACAAGAAAGCAGCTTGAAAAACAAATACCTTTCTTTGCTAAAGGTTTAACTTACTTAAATTCTTTTATATTAGTTGATGAAGCGGAAGACCTTGATCTTAAAACATTAAAATTAATAGGTAGCCGTACAGGGAAAAATTCATGTATTGTTTTCTCAGGAGATTATGCTCAAGCAGAGAATAAATTTTTATCCGATAATGGTTTAATTCGTTTAATAAATGAAACTAAAGGAAATCCTTTAGTTGGAATAGTTGTTCTACAAGAAGATGTTAGATCCAGTGCTTCAAAAGTTTTTGCGGATTTACGATAAGGATGAGCTAAATGGATGTTATAGTCAACTATCCCCGTTTATAGAAACGGAGGTTCACGGTGTAAGTTAGATTATTGGGAACTTATTATATTACCATAATATTATTTAATGCTTGCTTTTATTTATCCAATATGTTATAATGTATATGTATAAAATTTGGGACACATACCAATCTTGCCCTCACATAAATTGTGGGGGTTCTTTTTTTTTATTGCTAAGAAAGGGAAAGTGTCCTTATAATACTAACATTTTACATATTTTAGTCAATACACCGTATAAGGCTCAAAATTACACCTATTTTCGATTATTTCTTTAAAATGAATTGTTACATTACTTTCATATTTTAGACGGTCAAAGCCTTAGTTTTGGACGTAGCTTTTCTAAAATCACACTATAATTCACCTGTAAACTGAGTATATGGTTACTGGCGTTGTGTATTATTGCGAATTTAGCCTAATCTAGTAATAGAGGTGATTTTAATGGGTGCTATGAGTCCAACTAAACAATCAAAAATAACAAAATACAAACTAGAGGAAGATGTTATAAATTTAAGGAAGATGGGTCTATCTTACATGGACATAGCTTCTGAACTGAATAATAGCGGAAAGGTTCCAGATGATGATCCAATAGATAAATATGTTGTCGCGCGATTTTTAGAGAAAGTTCCACAAGTTACTAAAGAATTAGTGCAAAATGAAAAGAAGAGATTACTAGAGGTTGTTAATACAAACTTTGATATTTATAACGAGGTTAACGAACTCTTTGCAAAGACAAAGAAAATGTTAGACAACCTCGAAGAAAACGCTATAAAAGGAAGCGGTAAAATAGATCCTTATAGATTCAAAGCAATTTCTTCGGAAATGCGCGAAACTCTTAAATTCATGACCGAAATACACAGAGAAATTAATGATTATAATAACGTCCGTAAGTTTATGGAAATTGTTATCACAGTACTACAGGAAGAAGCTCCTGAGAAGATTCCTATTATTGCAGAAAAACTTAAAATTACTCAAGGTACGCAGTGGTTTGCAGAAATGATGAAGGGTGATAGAGATGAGTGATATTAAAAACCTGCTAAATGATTTTATAAATTTAGCAAGTAGCCAAACGAACACAGACAGCCTCTGGAGAGAAGAACCTGTAGACTTTTACACTTTTATAACAAGCACTGACTTTTTAAATGAGGAAGTTTACCCCGGAAAACAGGAGGAATTCGTTGAAAAAGTAAATCAGATATTATGGTATAAGTTTTCTGGAGATGAGAAGCTTTGCCCGGAAGATCTTAGAAGAGTTACAGAAATGGTGGTATTATTTGGAAAAGGATCCGGAAAAGACTTTCTTGTGTCTTTTGTACTTGCTTATATTTGTTATTTACTTTGTTGTATGAGCGACCCGCACGGATATTTTGGGTTTGGTAAAGATGAACCTATAGATATTATCAATATAGCACTTAATGCTAACCAAGCAACTGGAGTTTTCTTTAAAAAACTTAAAGCAAGATTCCAGAACTGCGGATGGTTTAAAAGGGTAAACTATAATCCTTCAGAAGACAACGGTGCGTATAACGAGTATCAATTTACTAGAAACCAGATTAGGTTATATAAGAATATTACCTGTCACTCTGCCCACTCCGAGGCAGACTCATACGAGGGATTTAATCCACTTGTTGTTATATTCGATGAAATAGGTGGATTTGAATATGAGAGAGCCGAAAACTGCTATAAAACTCTTAGGTCCTCCGCAGCCACAAGGTACGGAAGTAAAATGTTACTTATATTTATATCATTCCCTAGAGCAGCTAATGATTATATGATGAAGAAATATAAGGAAGCAACCGAGAAGAATGATCCCGAAGTATTTGCTATGATTGGTAAAACTTGGGAAGTAAATACGAAAAAGTCCCGCTCCGATTTTGATAAAGATTATGAAACGGACCCAGAGGGAAGCAAGTGTAAATATGAATGTATACCGCCAGCATACTCAGATGCATTCTTTAAGTTTCCAGATAGAATTGATTCATGTATACGTATAGGAAAGAAGTCACAATGTACTGGATTGATTGTTAGCAACAAAATTACTACGAGAACACTACACAACCTAGAACAACGGCACTTTATGGGTTTGGAGGTGTATAACCTTGTACTTGACCCATCATACACATACTATCTGGGCGGGGATTGTGGTGTTGATAATGATAGCTATACAATATCTCTATTCCACGCTGAACCTGTTCTTATAGAAACAGTAGATAATGGACAACCAATTAAGAAGTGGATTAACAAGCCTGTAGAGGACTTAATACTTGAATGGAGACCATCTAAGAAAGATAGATTACCTGTTGACTTAATAAATGTTGCAGAAATATTAGAGATAATATGTAGGCAAGTATTTGTTAAAAAAGCACTATTCGATAAATTTAACTCGGCTGAAGTTGTGCAAAGACTTATGATGTATGGTGTCGATGCTGAGGATAAAGCATGGTCTAACCCATTCCAGTATCAACTATATAGTAATCTAAAAGCTCTAATCTACTCAGGACAAATAGAGTTACTAGATTACCAATCACCTTATGAGGGTGTATATGAGAAAATAGTTAATCCTAATGAAGAGCTTAAAGCTATACAGATAATAAACGGTACTAAAATAGATCACGCTAAAGATAAAACAAAAGACTTTAGCGATGCTAGAGCTGCCGGAGCTTATTTATGTTCTATGGACGAGCCTATGAACACTAAACATAGTGCCATGCCTGTTATTGTTGGGTTTACTACCAGAAGATAATTTATCCCCTACCTTTATTGGTGGGGGATTTATTAACACTTCCTACCTATAAGTATTTCACCTCACTTTCCTTGACTTTCTATATATTTTTAACACTTGCTGAGAATACTCCCACCTAAAGAGGTGGGAGTATTCTTGTCAGTAAGGATAAACTTAAAAAAAATCAATAACAAGCCCCGCACCATATCAAACTAGCGATTGGAAATTTTCCAATCATAAAAGCGATGGGAAATTTTCCACTCAGTGATGGGAAATTTTCCACTCAGTGATGGGAAATTTTCCACTCAGTGATGGGAAATTTTCCACTCAGTGATGGGAAATTTTCCACCAGAAGAATAAATAATATAAGAAAAATAATATAAGAAAAATAATATAAGAAGTGCCACCACCTAATTTCTGGAATCTTATCATTGTTTACTAAGAGCTCGGGGTAAAAAGATAAATATTATTAGTATATTGTATAATACCTTGTATTAGGCATAAAACAGTTAAAACCGTTAGTTGCCGTCGTTAAAGGGCTAATCTATGATAGGGTGGTTATTTTGGATACTATTATAGTTAAAGATTTAGGTAATTTCGATTTTATTGAACTTTATCCATTAGCTGATTTGCATATAGGTGATCCAACATGTAATATGGAGTTGTTTAGGAAGTGGAAGAAGCATATTTTAGATGCTCCTAATCGTTATGTAGTTTTAAATGGTGATCTATGCAATGTAGCATTAAAGAATTCAAAGTCGGATATTTATTCAGATACAATGACACCAGAATCGCAAATAGAATTTTTAAGAAATGAACTTTATCCGATTAGAGATAGAATTCTTGCAGCAACTACTGGAAACCACGAGAATAGAGTTAAAAGAGAAACTGGAATAGATGTGGTAAAGTATCTATTCACTTATTTAGATATTGCTGATAGATATAAACCAAGTGGGGCGTTTTTAAAGGTTAGATTCGGTAAAAATGAGAAAGGTAAAGAGCAAGCTTATGTTATTTATCTTAGTCACGTTACTTCATCTTCTCTACCCACAGTGGAAAGGTTTTGTGGTAATTTAGACGGTGTTGATTGTTTCGTTTTTAGTCATACTCATAAACCTCTTGCAAGACCTATTTCAAAAGTAGTAGTAGATCCCCGTAATAATAAAGTTACACAGAAAGATTGTTATATTTTAATTACAGCTTCGTTCACAACTTGGTTTAAATCGTATGGTCAGGCTAAGTCCTTTCAACCGCAATCTAATGCTTCTGGGTATTTTAGGTTGAGTGGTAGGACACGAGAAATAAAAGTTATTATTTAGGGGTCATAAACCACACGCCTAAAGGCGTGGGCTTGTAAAGCTCTATTATGACCAGACTAAGCTTTTTATAAAAGGTAATAGTGCAAGGAATTAACCATAAATACTATCAGATAGTACAAAAATCTGATGGATATAAATATATACTAGAAAGGAGAGAAATTGAGTCACCACATTCCTCCCACAGCTAAAGCAGTGGGCTTCCTGTGGCTAGATTCAGTGATGACGGATGGGTTTAATTAATAAAGCTAAAAATTTAATAAGCGGTACCTTTAGGGGTTTATATAAAAACGAATCAAAAGAAGGTTCAAAAAGCAACTCTAACTTTGAAAGTACCTCTGGTTCCAGAAACAAATCTAGAGGGTATAGGACTTCAGTTGCTAGTTTTAATTCTTATAGTGGTGGGTTTTACAACACACTACCTAAAAAAGCTAGGAGAGATTTAAGTCTTGATGATAGAATTCTTAGTAATATGTCTGTAGACGATTTAATAGATGCGCTTTCAGATTCACACCCGGACGTATCTTTCGCTATTTGGAACTTTCTTAGAATAGGTAACTGCGGGTATACTATAAATGTTTATAAGGTGAACTCTAAAGAAAGATATTATAGAGCCGAAAAGGAGATATCTAAATTTATACGTAGTTTAAAATCTCCTAACTTAGATCGCTTTGAAAAGTCTAGAGCTCTTAATAAAGTTATAAACCAACTTATGCTTAGTGTTATAACTAGGGGAGCTTGTGCTATGGAGGTAGTTCTTGACGAGAATCGTGAATCTGTGTCTTATTTTGCTCCTGTTGACCCTTCCACAATAGAGTTTAGGGTTGAAGACGGTAGACTTATTCCGTATCAGGACTATGGCAGAGTATGTTTAGATATACCAACATTTTTCTATGAGGGTTTAGATGAGAGAATAGATGATCCTTACGGAAGGAGTCCGATATTAAGTGCTATAGCCATAATATTGTTTCAATTACAGGTGCTTAATGATGTAAAAGCCGTGGTACACAGTCAAGGGTACCCTAAAATGGATATAGAAATCTTAGAAGAGATTCTCATACAAAGGATGCCCATAAATATCAGGAACAATGAAGAAGAAAAGCAGTTGTGGTTACAGGAAAGATTAAGTGAAATACTAACGATGTATAGTGATTTAGAGCCGGATGCTTCATATGTTCATTTTGATTCTGTAAAGATAGGTATGGTTGGCGGAGGTAGTTCTGGAAAAGGCGCTCTAATAGACCCGCAAAAACTTATGACTGTTATAGATAATCTAATAATGAGTGGTTTAAAGACATTATCAACTATTTTAGGTAGGCGTTCAACAGGCAATACCGAGTCATTTGCTAAACTTGAGATAAAATTATATATACAAGGTGTAAAAGCTATACAAGAAGTTATTTCCGGAGTAATAGAGAGAGCGTTAACATTGGTTTTAAATATGCAAGGTATTCAAGGAGATGTAGAGTTCTACTTTAATCCAGTTGAAGTAAGAACAGAACTAGAACAGGAACAATTTAAACAGATTAAGTACTTGAATGTTGCATATGCTAGAGATCAGGGGTGGATAGATCAAGAAGAGGCTGCTAGGTATGCTGTTGGACATGCTCCTGTAGGAGATCCTGATTGGGAACACTTACAACCAGTTAAAAATAAAGACGGGGAGACTCCTAAAGGTACTACTGATGTAAATGACTCTGCAGGAGGAAGTGAAGATATGTCCTCAAGTAGTTAGTTGTTACAATAATTAGTTTTGAGTCTAATCTAATATCGGGAAGCACTTGTTAGAAAGGAAGTGAGAAAGTTGAAGATAAATATTAAAGGTGTTGTTATTTATAATGATTACAAGTGGATTTATGATCTGTTTGAGTCGGATTCTGTTTGTCCTAAAGATGTTGAAAGGGCTCTCATTGAAGCTGATGGGGCTGATGTTGAAGTTATTATAAATAGTGGCGGTGGTTATGTTGATGCAGGTGTTGAGATTTATAGTCTTCTTAAAGATTACCAAGGTAAGGTTACTGTAAAGATTGTAGGCATGGCTGCTTCAATAGCAAGTGTTATAGCTATGGCTGGGGACATTATTAAGATATCACCACCAGCACAGATTATGATACACAACGCTTCTACAGTAGCTTCTGGCGATTACAGAGCTATGGATAAAGCTTCAGAGGTTCTTAGGAAAACTAATGAAAGCATAATTAGTGCTTATGTATTGAAGACGGGGATGTGCGAAAAAGATTTAAGAAAACTTATGGATTCTGATACTTATATGACATCCCAAGAAGCATTAAAATATGGTTTTGTTGATGAGATTATGTTCGACGATAGACAGAAGTTTGTTGCTTCTGAGGGTATTGGTTCAATAATACCTGAGAATGTAATAAATAAACTTAGAAATCTGCTGATTGATTCCAAAAGTGGGGAAGGTGATCTGATGGGTAAGATTAAAGATCTGGTTTCAGACTCAGTAAATTCTGTTGAAGATTCAAACACTGAAATAGAGGATATTTCTACTATTGAAGATTCTGTAGTTGATTCTGGAGACTTAACTGAAATATCTTCAGAAGGTGATTTTATGGATTCCGTAGATGTTGTTGAGGATTCAACAGGAGATACAGTAGAAAACTCAACGGAAGACTCTGAAGATGATTCCGATGCTGAAGAGGATACAGGTAGTGAAGAAAGTACTGAGGATTCTACTAGTAATATAAGTAACCAAGTAGATGGTATTAAAAGCTCTTTAGTTGAAGAATCCACAAATTTCGACAATGGTACGGGTGTGGAAGGGCGTATAGCTGATGTAGCTAATATACCTTCTACTGATTCTCTTGAAGATCTTAAGAAACAGTTAACTGAAAAGGATGTTATTATAGCGCAGCTTAAAGCAGAGAATGAAGGTCTTAAAAAGAACTCAGAAGCTGCCGAAGCTTACAGGAAGGATTTAATTGATAGAGCTTTGACATTGGGTGTGCGGGCTCAGGGAAATACCTTCCAGATGGATTTATTTAATAAGTTTTTATCATCTCTAAGTCTTGAGGAGATAAAAAATATTATAGCTGAATTTGAGAACTCTGTTAACTCTAAGTTTTCTAATTGTAAGGTTACTAATTCGGAGGATCGTAGTTTGAGATCTAGGATTGAGGATGTAGTACCTGACAAAGAGAATGAAAATGAGTTTAGAGAGTTTGTTGCAAACAAGGCGCGTGAGTATGCAATGCAGAATAGTGTATCGATTTCTGAAGCAACTAAACTAATGTACGAAAAGTACTCTAAGGAAAATTAATTTGAATGGAGGATGAAAGAATATGGCTGGGAAACATACTGGTTTACAAAGAACATATATCATTTGTGACTCTAACGGTATACCTATGTATACAGGTGTTACTTATGGTAGTATTGATGGGGAGGTAATTATCCCAACATCTGACAACACTATTCCAGTAGGTATAGTGACTAATGACGAAAGGGTTTCTAACGGTTGGAGTGCTGGTGGAGATCAGACAGGTAGAAACATAGCTGTGCAGGTTAGTGGTTATGGAGCTATAAAGTTGGGTGAGGACGTTGATTATGGTGATAAGCTTATACTTGGTGCTGGCGGTGTAGCTATGAAGGTAGGTTCAACAGCAGGAACTTATTATGTTATAGGCTTTGCTGAAAAGACAGGTTCTAAGGATGAAATCATCCCTGTTAAAATTGCTATTTTTACTGAAATAATTTTAAAATAAGAAGGAGTGAAGATTATGCCAAATGCACAGAGTTTGCATATAGACAAACTATTAACTAATATTTCTATAGGGTATTCTAATGAGGAGTATATTGCTGATAAGATTTTCTTACCAGTACCTGTTCAAAAACAGTCTGATATATACCCTGTATACGGTAAGGAAATGTTCCGTAGATTCGATGATCGTAGAGCTCCGGGTACAGAAGCTAATGAGATCACATGGTCTTACAGCAAAGATACCTATTACTGCGATGGACATGCTTTAAGAGCTTTGGTTACAGATGAAGAGGTTGCAAATGAAGACGATGTGTTTGATATTGAATCAGACGCAACAGAGAATGTTACTAACAACATTCTTCTAAATAAAGAGTATGACGCAGCGTCAAAACTCTTAGATGCTAGTAATTATGCAAGTGACTTAAGTTTTAGTATGGGTTCAACAGACAACCCACCTAAGTGGTCAGATTACTTGACTGATCCTGATAGTTATACTTCTGACCCTGTGCTAGATATTCAGAAGGCTAAAGAAAGGATGCACAAAAAGGGAGGTATTAGACCTAATACTTTAATACTCTCTGAAGGAGTTATGAATGTACTCAGAACACACCCAAGAATCCTTAAATTATTTGCTGGTATTGCTGCTGTAAGTATTGCTACTGAAGATCAGGTAAAAATGGCTCTTGGTGTTGATAAGGTTATCGTTGGTAGAGCTCTTAAGACCGAAGCAGAAGATTTCAACCCAGTAGGAGATCTTGATTATATCTGGGGTAATAGCGCCATTCTCTGCTATATACCTCCGAAGCCCGGAAAGAGAGTTAAAGCTTTAGGTTATACCTTTATGTGGGATGCTTACGGTAATGGTTCTATTCAGACTCATAAGTGGTATGAGAGAGGTAAGGGTGCGACCATTATCGAAGTCAGACGTTATTATGATCATAAGATTGTTTCTAATATTGCTGGCTTCCTGTTTGCGGACGCAGTTACTCCATTAGGGGCGTAATTTAAACAAGAACCCCCACCAGAAGTTAGACTATCAGGTGGGGGTTCGATTTTATAAAGGAGGTGTCTTTGTTGGCAACATCTAAGTCAACAAATAGAGGTTCAAAAACTAATAAGACTAAAGTAGTAAATAGAAAACCTAAAGAGCTTACGGAGAAGACTATTATACCGGATGCAGTTATCCCAAGTAATGAAGTTGAACAGAATACAGAACCTGTTTGTGAGATTCCTAAGAAACCGGTACTAACTAATGAAACTAACATTAAGTTAAATATATCTAAACCTATAACATTAAATTTTGATGATGACACTAAAAGGGTAGTTATAGAGAATAAAGGTGTTGGAGATGTTTGTATAGGAAAGAACACACTATTAACCATGGGAGAGTCTATTGATTTTACTGAAGTGAGGAGTTTACGTGTAGTGTCCGGTTGCAGACCAACTATCACTGTTAAGGTGTTTAAATAAATTTATGGCGGGTGGTTTTTATGGTTATTTTACAAGAAGGTTTTGAGAATGTTGTTAGGTCAAGATTTGGTATTGATGAAGATGACCTACCTAATGAGGAGATATATCAGCCTTTAGTTGCTGAGTTGGCTGAGGCTAAGATTATAAAAAGGGTACCTAATTATTCAAGTATAACAGATCCAATAGACCTTCTTTATTTGCAAAATGCTGTTATATCTATGGTTTGTGCTATACTCTGCCCGTCAATGTCTAAGAGACTTAATTTGAAGATAGGTATATCTGACGTAAAGATAGAGAAAGAGAGAGTGGATTGGGATTTACGCAGACAGCAGTTCATAGAAGAGGTAGAAGCCAATCTTCTTAGTATAGAAACTGTAGACGTTTTAACTGGTGTGGGTTCTGGGATTGTTGGTGTTATACGTAATCCTAGAAGACCAATAGGCGGTGATTGGTAATGGTAAATGAGAAAGAGCGTATAATTAAGAAAATGGGAACTATATGCACTATATTATATCCAGATGGTGCAGAGAAGCAGTCTAAATTTTTTGTTAGAAAAGCCACAAGCCAATTTACCAACATGATCGCAATAGAATCGCAGCGTAAAGGGGACTTCTTGTATGTTGATAATATTACGGGAGGGTGCATTGTAACAAACAATGTTTCTAATGAGTCTTATTTAGTAGTAGCAACTAATAGCGAAACGTTTAGAGATATGGTCCTATCTACTGTTACTTCTATGTTTATATGTAATTCTTTTTTGACTGTTTATTCTCTAAGACAGACTGCTGATGAAAATGGTAATATAACTAAAAACCCAGAGGTTATTTTAGATGATTGTAAAGTATATTCTCAGGTTGTAGATCAAACACTTAAGCAGTATGCTCCCGGACTACATGAAGAAACAGAGTTTATTATATATGCTCCATATTTCAAGATTAATACTTTAGATCAGCTTGTATTAACTAGTTCATTTGATAATTATAGGTTAAAAGTAGTAGCTAGTTATACGGTAAACTATCCCGGAATAGTTGTTATAGAAGCTAAAACAGAAACAAGGAAGTGATTTTGTGATTAAGCGATCTCATGGGTATAAGGATAGTTTAATATATCTTGATGTTGAAGCTTATCTAAAAGCTTTACGGAAAAACTTAAAGAGCGCAATGAGAGATATTAAAGATGACTTAGTTTCAAATTTAAGATCTACTGTATTATCACTTCCTTTTAAAGATAATCCGGTAAGAATAGGTGGAACAATAGGTCCTGACGGTTCCATTATGGGAGGTTACTTAACTAGTGACTTAGAAAGACAGAATGCAGTAGTAAATTCTATAGAAGGTCACATGTCATTTATTGAAAAGGATGTATTAGAGGTTGTAGTTACAGCTCTTGAAAAGGATTTTGAGGATTCACATATAGGTTTATATTATGAGCATGGTACAGGTACAGAGTGGGATGGTACAATGACTCCTGTTTCTACTAACCCATCCCCTAATAAGTATAGAACATCTAAAAGCGTTGTTTCAAGATCACGGTTCATAAATTACGCTGGTATAGGTAGAGGAAGATGGGTTGATTTAGGTGGTAATATTCGTGTAACTGCTTCGGGTGAGGCGGGGATTAGGAACGATAAGTTTATTAAGTATATAGGAGATGATATAAAAGCATATCATTGGTTTAGTAATGCTTTTAGTAAGAGAAGAGATAAGTATATGCAGATGATACGAGAAGCTGTAAAAAATGTCCCACTAAATAAGTATTTGATTTTGAAATCTGAGTTCATACTGGGGAGGGATTAAATTTTGGTAGTTAGTTTATACAATGGAATATATAAAACCCTTGCAAATGATTCTAAGATTTTAGAGTTACTCAATATAGACCTGAATTCGTTAGATTTAGCATTATCTAAGGCTTTAAAGATACAAAAGAGACAGAAACCTCAAAATCCAACAGATAATATTCCTTTAATTTGTTTCTTTAGTCTAGGTGGGCAAAAAGAGCCTAAAAATTCTCTTGTTCATAATAGCGTATTTGTTTTTGATATTTATACTAATGATGACGTAGAGAAGGCTCATCTAATAGCAACTAGGATAGTTGAATTATTTGACGAAGAGATACCTGAGTTTAGTGGTATTGGTACTTTTTCGACATACTGGCAAGATTCTTTTGAGAGTGATACGGATCTACCTAATACGTATTGCTTTACTACTGTGTTTAAGTTCTCTTGGACATGTTAGACTTGATAAATTAGGGGCTATTCTAATATTGGAATGTCTAAACGATTATTATGAAGGAGATGTTAAAATATGGCTAAAAAGATGATTATAAAAGGTGTCGGTACCTTTATGGCTAAGAAAGTAGCTGCTGACGGTAAAGGTCGTGAAGTAGTGGTTCTTGGTAGCTTACAAGACCTTAGAATTACTCTTAATACAGAAATAGAAGATATTTTTGGCGGGGATGGTTTGTTTGCTATTGACACGATAACTACTTCTAAAGGTATAGAAGTTACAGCTACTGATGCTAAGTTTGACTTAGCTACAGTTGAACTTATGTATGGTTCTACTGTAAAAGATGATGTTGACAGTTATGTTTGGGTTCTCAATGAGCGGCAGGAAGCTAAGGCAGGTATAAACGGTATAACTGCAGTATCAGATGGGGCTGGTGGAACAACCACTGAAGACGTTGTAGTTGCTACTGTAAACCTTGCGTTTAAAGAAACTATATATGATGAAGACCCCGGAGTATCTATTAGAATCAAGGATAAGAATTCCCTACTAACTGAGGTTGATTTTGAAGAGGGAGAAGTTCCAGCAGAGGGAGAGTTTATGTTTGACGCAGACAATGGGGTAATAATCCTTAACCCTGCTTGTAAAGGTGAGGATTTTATCATCAACTACAAGAGAGCAGAGAAAGTCGATATGGTTGACTTACTTGCTGATGAAATTCCTTTCCCTGTTCATGTTATCCATCACGGTTCTTTCTTACAGAAAGATGGAACTTATGCAGGTATCGAGACGGAGCTTTATGCTTGCCGTGCTCAAGGTAGTTTCTCTATAGATGCTGCTAGAGCAACTGCTTCATCTTCAGCAGTTAGCCTTAAGATGATTGACCCAGAGCGCGCTGATGGTAAGCTTGGAACAATAAAGAGGTTTAACACTAATACTAAAGTATAATGTTTTATGTGGCAGGGTCAGTGACGTTGGCTGAGTCACCCCCTTCTCAGCCCTTGGCTTTGCCACTTTACATAGAAAGGGGTGTTTTTATTGAAAACATGTAATGTATGTAATGTAAAATATCAGGGGGACATATGCCCTGAGTGTAAGGGTAGATTAGAGAAAGAACATTCAGCTAAAATGAATGCTGAGAAGGTGGAGCGCATAAAGAGAGAGTATGAAATAACTCAAGAAGAAGCCGATAGGTTAGAGGCTATATTTTTTGAGTATGATGAAGAGATAACCTTGAGAGATGGAAAGGTGTATAAGATACCTCCGTGTTCTTTAAAGAAAGCCAAGCGACTAATGCACCTTTTGAAATCTATTAATGTAGATGTAGTAATAATGAATTTTATTCCTACAGGTAATACTAAAGAGGACAAGCAAAGAGAGAAGGACCTTTATGAAATCCTTATGATGGGTTTTGTAAATTATCCGGAAGTAACTATAGAGTATTTAGAAGAATATGTTGACCTTATTACCGCAAAGAAGATTTTTAATATATTGATAGGTTTAAATGGGATAAAAAAATAGAAGCCCCAGTAGGCGAAGAACCAACAGAGCAGATAGTAGACACCACCACTGGTTCTGTACTTAACTGGGGCGAATTATTTTTTATTTTGCATAAGCATTGTAACTTAGATAAGTGGAAGATTTGGGAATATACTTTACCTCAAGTTATAGAGCTTCTAAGACAAGCAAGTAAATATATCGAGTTTGAGGTATCTACTAGAGTAAATCCTTTCATGTTATTTGGTGGAGGTTCTTCAAATACTCAGTCAGATAGTTCAAATTCTAACTCTTCGAGTGATGACGAGTTTAAAGAAATTACTGAAGATGATTTACAACTACTAGCGCAAGCTTTGGGCGGTGGTTAAAGGTACTCTCTGTCTAATCTAAGATAGAGAGTTTTCTTTTGGAGGGATAAATATGTCTGAAAATAATAATAATGAGGTTTTAAAAACTTCCATAGGTATAGATTTTGGGCAAGCAGAGCAAGATGTTAAATCTTTTAGTAAAAAGGTAGATGATTTAGCTAATAATTTTAGAGTCATGTCAGGCACTGTAAAGGATTTGAAGCTGGATGTTGCTACTCTAGTTCAGAAACAGCTAGATGAGTTAAGTGATTTAAACTCTAAAACAAATATAAATATATCAGAGAAGCTCAAGCAGAAGATAGAATCTGCTATAGCTAAAGCTATAGTAGGTAAAGAGATTGATTTAGTTGATAGTGATGGTAATAAGTTAAAGTACAATTTTCAATTATCAACTAAACAAATTGAGCAGTTAAATAATAAAATAACTAAGAGTTTTGTGTCAAAGTTTAGTGTTGATGATTTTGAATCAGTTCCTGTCAGTCTTACTAAAGAACATCAAAAACAAATTAGAAAACGTTTTTCTGAAGCTATAGAAAAATCAATGAGTAATGAGAAAGTCATAAAGTTTTCGGGACTGGACCCTAAGAAGGGTATGCAATTTACTATAGACGCTGCTGTTGTTGATAACATTTTAAATACAATACAGAATAAGTTTAACCATTACTTGTCTCAACCAGATGCTATATCTTTGGAGGGGCTTAAACCTATAAAGGTAGATTCCAAAGCGTTACTTGAAGTAACTGAGAAGATAAAGAATTCTATAGTATCTATCGATAAACATTTAAACATTGATCCTGAGCAATTAGAGAAGCTCCCAGATATAGACGCAGCCATTAGAAATTTTAGGGATGATATTAGGGGTTTTGTTAAAGAGGTTATAGCACTAACTTCTTCTATAGAGGCTATTTCTGTAGGTACACCAAAAGAAGACGTCATGGAACTGTATAAAAACATACAAAATCTCCAAATAGCTGTAAAGAAGAAGGTATCTAGTTTTGTGAAAGAGGCTAGTGATACTTTAATGTCTGTTCCTTTAGGTACTATTGATTTTACTAAACACAAGAGGGTATTAGGTGAAGTTACAGAAAAAATGGAGGGTATTTTACTTAAACAGCTAGAGATTTTAAGAGATGGGATGTTTAAAGGTATTGGTTTGGGTACAGATTCAAAGAAGGGGATCCAAACTAAAGTAGCCGCTATGGTTGAAGGTGTAAGCAAGCAAATGGAGAAAATAGCTGTGGACGGTATGGTTGAGCTTTTCGGAACTGACGTGTCTAAGCTAGATACTACTTTAATATCTGAGGTTTTAAAGGTATGGACGGACGGGTTATCCAAGAAACTTCTAGATAAGGTAGTTGAATCGGTTGTTGAGATAGAAGCATCTCTGATGCAGTCTAACAACGACTTGTTTAGTTCATACGTTATGGCTCTGTCTGAGATGTCTAAGATAAACAAGGCTGTTGAAGATCAAGTTAGAAAAAATGCGGACGAACTGTTAAGTAAAATACTTGATTTTATTAAACCTAACGAGGAATCTTCATATAAAGACTTACTTACAAAGTTTGAAAAAGAGTTCCCTGAGTCTCTATCTAGTGTTGTAAGTAATCAAGTTGTTGATTTATTAACTGCTATAGAAGGAATTTCGTCTAAAGGCATTGATGAAGATAAGAAAACAATTCTTGAGAATGCAGTGAATAAAGCTATTAAAGATATAATCTCTAAACTTTTACAAACTGCTGAGAATATTAGTAGTGATATATCTAAACTAGATTTATCTGGTTTGTCTGATTCAGAATCTCAGGAGTTCTATAGGTTTGCAGAAGATTCAATGAGAGAAGTGGTGGAGGAGTTTAAGAATTCTCTTACTATATTATTTAGTGTTGCCAAATTCGCAGACTTTATAGATACAGACGTAAAAACATATATTGAGAGGCTTAAAGAGGAAGAGTCTAATAAGATAATATCTATGTTTAATAGTTTAGATGCTTCAATAGATTCTGTTGTAAAATCTATTCAAAACGGAACAGTATCTGGGGTAGAGATTGTAAAGCAGAATATAGATAGGGTTAGTGAAATACTAGGTTCTGTTGATGTGGGTGGGTTATATACCGCTGTAAATAAGTTTTTTAAGACTGTAGACGATATAAAGGTTGGGTTTGAGACTGGCACAGTTAGTGAAAAAGATGCTAAAAGATTAAGAAACGCAGCCAGTAAGGTAAAAGAAGAGTCTAAAGTAGCAGTAAATAAGTATGTAATGGATATTGATGGAGTGTTGCAGGTTGCTGTTAATGGTATTGAGCAAGCTTTATACAGACTAGCTAAAGGGTGGAATCCCGGTAGAATTGAAATAAAAACTACCATGATGCCAGAAATTAAGAAGACATTAAAGCAGACACTAGATTCTTTTGGAGATACTTTTTCAAAAGATATAACAGCATCATTTGACAATAAGTTTAAAACTACTGTTTTTAATAAATTTAAAGCAGGTATAAATAGCGGTATAAATAGTTATATAAAAGCCTATGTTGATCAAGCATCTAAAGCACTTGGTGATTTAGGTACTTTCGACGTGTTTTCGATTAAGACCACTGAGCTGCATAATGATTTGAGAGCTGGATTAGCTAAGACCAAGAACATGTTAGTTAGAGACTTTACAAAGGATTTCCCTGTTTTGAGTGGTGAAGAGGGATTAAAGGCTATTGCAGAAGAGAGTATGCGCGTTATATTTAAGAGGCTTAATGATGTATTTAATGTTAAGTCTAAGGAGTTAATAGATGCTTACAAGGCAGCATATAAAGAGGTTACTGTAACCCCAGATAAGTCTGTAGTTCAGTATACGATGGGTCATATGGAGTCTTTTCAGAAGGTTCTTATACAGAAGTTGAAGCAGGTTATAAATGAGCAGTTTGGTGTTGTTATAAAAGAGCTTAGAGGTATGAAAGTTATACCTGCAAGTATAGGTGTTACTAATTTACCTAGTGTAAGCAAGATATCTTCAATAACTAAATCACCTAATGTCAGTACCCCTTCAGTTTCAGCTCACTCTCTACGTGCAACATCTATTGGAGGTATACCAGCAGCAGCCCCAGCACCTATTAATCTTGTTGGTTCGGGTGCGGTTAGTAGGAGTAAAATGGCTTCTGCTATACAAAATACTATAAGGTATATTACAGCAGGTGCTATATTAGGGGTTCCAATGTCTGCTGTAGGTCAGTCTTGGGAAGCTTTTAAGAACTTTGGTTACGAGTTTACTAAGGCTACCCAGAATGTTTTAACTAAGTATAGAGGAGAGAATGCTTCAACACCTTTTGAGGATTTAGCTAAAGCTCAAGTAGAAGAAAGGTATAGGAGGGCTGGAGAACTAGGGAACCTAGGTATTTCTGAGGATGTATTTTTTGATCCTATAAGGAAACAACAACTAATAGATAAGCTTAGGGAAGAATTTGAGGAATTTGCAACTGAAGGTATTATAAAACCTTTACAGGAGCTAGGTATTCAGTATGCTCTTGATCAGTCTGCTATAGGTACTATGTACCAAATTAGTACTAGAATATATGATAGTCCATATGAGGCATTAGCTCAGACTATGGCTTCTGCTAAAATTGCTGCTGTTGAACGTGAGGAAATAGATCCTACAGATGCCGCATTAGGGCTTGAAGCTGTAGCTTCTCAGTGGGGTCTACAGCCTTTAGATAAACTTCCTAGCGGTGAGAGGGCTATAGATAAATACACTAATATGATACTGAAAGCTT